TATTTGTGTGGAAGAATTCCAGTTGCCCAAACTAATAGTTAAAGGCGTTATCTTCCACATATTAGACAAAGAAGCAGAACTACCGTTAATCTGAACCCAGAATGCTGCCAATATCCCCGGCGCATTCCATGTTTCACCAGACCTCTGATAGAACATGTGACCTCCTGCTGAATGGATAGCGTATGAGGAGATCGTCTCATCGTTAGATACAATGGTTAATCCCTTTGCCCCAGTAGCGAACGTACTTATCGACACGCCCGTTCTGGTCGCACTATCCGTTCTAACCGATATTAATGGTGAAATTGGGGATTCGTTAAGTCTTATAAAATCTGATGATGCTCCCGCTGATTCAAATAAAATACGAGCGGTGAAATCAGGATTAGTAAGCGTATTCGAAGAGACCTGAAAGCCTCCAATGATTGAGGAGGTTATTGTAGCGTTTTCAATATACGCATTATTAATAGTAACATCTTCTATATCTCCATTCTTAAAGTATCCCTCTTCTATATATGCGTTATCAATGTTAACGTCTTCTATGTCTCCGTTTTTAAAGTATCCTTCTTCTGCTTCTATCCGACCTTTTACGGTTAAGTTACCAGTAATGTCCCACGAAATATTACCAGAAGCAAGGAAGCCAGAACCATCCTTGTATAATGCTATCTTCTGTGTTTCAGCCCCACCAATACCGGCAAAGTTATTAACACCAGCTGCAAACGTAATTGGGTTACTGTCATCCCCATTTATGTAAGCACGTACAACAGAAGAACTATCACGCACACCGATAACACTTCCTAGGGTCAAACCTCCAGAAATAATTGTACTTTTTTGTAACGCATTCTTGAGATACTCCATCTCCTGAGGTGCTGGTGACCACTCGTTTGATACACTGCTGCCTTCTTCTAACTTAATCCAAGTAATAGAAACAGAACCACCGGCAGTATTGTACACAGAAAACACTTTTGTATTACCAGCCCACGAACCACCGTAAACAAATACCAATCGATATAAGCCACCTCCTAGTGATTGTGTTGTTCCTAAAGTATTCACCCCGTTGTCATCACGGATAGTGAACGATGTACCACTTCCTTTTATCGTTACGGTGTAAGTCTTACCACTTTCCAAAGCCTTCACAAGGTTGTATTTACCCAGTAAAGTGTTTGTTGTCGACGGAATAGGTACATCACTGCCCAACACCAGGTTAACACCACCAACTTCTAAAGCATCGTTCCAATGTGAAGCGTTAAAGCCTCCTGTATTGTTTGTATTAGCAACGTATATTTTTCCAGCATAGAATGTTTTACCCCCTGAAGTATAGTTGCTAAACAACCTCATAAATTCACCAGCTTTATAGCTTGATGGGGGTAATGTATATGTTGTTACTTTACTATTAGCAATGTTTAAAGCATCATTAGCTGTAGTCTGTGCTGCATTAGCTGCTGATTGAGCAGTGTTAGCCTTCGTATTAATCGAGTCGGTAATGCTCTTATAAGCATTTTCAACTGCAGTAGTGTATAAACCTATCTTATTTTTAAAATCTGTATAGGCGTTATCAACTGCCGTTTTCTCCGCAGGAGTTGTTTTCCCATCTGCAATAGCGGTGTTAATTGTAGATAGTAACGAATTTTTTGAAGAATCTAAATTAGTTTTTGCAGTTGCTAGATTCGTTTTCGGTGTCCCTGTTAACAAAGGATCGTTGTAAACAACATTGTAACTATTTACAATCTGCTCGTAAGTTTCGTTTACAACATTTATATACTTTTCGATGCTCTTAGCTTCCGCAGCCTCAATTACACCATCTTTAAATGCCCCGTCTACGTACTCCTCAAGATTTTCGGCTGCGGTTGCTGCTGATGCTGCTGCTGATTGAGCTGCATCTATTTTACTTTGTGTATCAGCAGGACTTTCAACCCAATCGAATACCGGTATTGACGATAACGATATTCTGATCCTCCGAATGTTTATGACATTCGAACTGTTCATTGCATCATAAAAAGCAATTGAACCTGTCGTTAAGCCGGGCTTTTGACCCCAGTTTTTTATTTTTGCAGTAAAGGCGAACCTCTGCCACTCTGTTGTAGCGGCAACTATAAATGGTCGTGATGGAGGGGTGTCGATTGAGATACCACTCTCCTGATACGGGTATATTTGAATGTTTGCCGGGATCGTTACTTTTAAATCAAAACTTATCGATACATCTTTTCCTACATAAGGCTCAAAGATTGAACGAACACCGAACTCATAAAACCTACTTGTACCCCTAACTATCTCACTGTTGTTCAGCAGATTTACGCTACTGATTTGCAGTTCATCGATTGCATCATAAGGGTTAGACTTCCATTCAGTAGCCTTATTACCTTTCTCTATCTGATAACCTTGTTTATAAGTCCCGTCAGAAGAGTTTGGAGACCATTTAATATAGGCTACACCGGAAGGTATTGTTATTATTTCTACAGCATTATTACTTGTTGAAACGTATCGGCTAATAAACGCTTTATTTTCATCGTAATAAGCTATACGGCTTTCAAGCGAGGAGGGCATTTGAAATGTATATTGCTCACCTGCTTTCACTTCGATGAAGTCTGTAACAAATGCAGTAGAAGATGCTGATTCAGTACCGTTTGATTGTATTAGATATGAATTTCTTACTTTAGAAGCTCTAATAAGGTTTACTGCTCCAATTTGAATATTATCTACCGTCTCCTGTGCAGCATCAGCCAACTGTTTTGCTTTAGCAGCAATAGCGTTAAGTAAGTCTGTTCTTGCATCGTAATATGCCTTAAATGTATTCCTGAAAGTGGTAGCATTTATATCACTCGTTGTTGATAAGTTAGACAACAACGGTGTAATATAGCTTGAAAGATTATTATAAGCGTTTTGATAAGACGTTTTACTTACTCCAAAATAGTCAGCCTGAGATTCGTTTTTAGTCTTTTCACTAATTATCGAATCCCACTCTACCTTTACTTGTTTCTTTTCAACAGGAGTAAGTTTACTATCGAGTGACATATCAGCTAACAATGCATTAGCTGCATTAGCTGCTGTCTGTGCCGCAGCTATCTTTACCTCCGTATCTGAAAGAGAAGGTTTCCAATTTGTTGATACGTTCCCCTCCTCTATTTGTATCCTTCGATAATCCAGCGGAACCCCTACAGCCCCAGATGTGTTCAACGCTAAATTAGAGCTACTATTTGAAGTAAAAAGATGAGCCTTACTGGTTATACGCACCCATACATTGGGTGGTACAGACGTTTCCTGCATACTATTTACATCTGCAAGAAAACGAAGTCTTACATTAACATTACTACTATGTGAATGTCTAACATCAACAGAAGCTATATATGTTTTACCTGCAGAGTAGGATATGCTAGCTCCCACCACAGAAGCAGCCTTATCTATATTAGGAGTGACTCTTCGGTAAGGTATCGGCTCGTCATTCATCAATACAGCAGTACCAGAACCAGAGCTTGACGGTGATAGTAGCAACGCTTCACTGTTGTCAAGCAAGTTAATACCTCCGACCTTGATGTTATTAAGAGCATCGGTTAATTGAGTATTTGTAACAGCGTTACCTGATACTATAATACTTTCAACATCGATATGTTCTGTACGTATCTTACCACCGCTAATGAGTGTGGTATTACCCGAACCAGAAGGTCCACGAACAATGAGGTTATCGGTATCAATAAGATTGTTTCTAAGATAACCCCCTTGCATGATGGTATTACCGAGCTTAGCTACTTCAATTTTGTCAGATAAAGCTGGCTTCCAATCTGTTGCAATCGTACCTAATTCTACTTGAACTCTTCTGTAATCTATTACTAAACCAGTAGCTCCAATAGTACTTAAAATAATGTTTGTAGTTACATTTGAGGAAGGAGTGAAAGGTTTTGAATAGATTCTTGTCCATGTATTAGGAGGAACTGATGTTTCAGTCACAGTATTAACATCAGCCTCAAATCGTATTCTGAATGTAACATTACTACTATGCGAATGTCTAACATCTACACTTGAAATGTAAGTTTTTCCGGCTATGTATGAGAAATTAGCTCCGTATAATGAAACGTTTTTATCAGAATCAGGTGTAACTCTTCTATATGGAATAGTTTCATCACTCGTTATTACAGCAACACCTGTACCAATGTTTGTATTAAACATTGCTAACGCTTCACTATTCGATATTAAATTCTCTCCTCCGATTTGAATAGAGGCTATAGTAGATTCACGAAGATCATCAGGATTTGGACTCCAATCTGTAGCCTTATTACCACGTTCTATTTTTATTTTAGCATTCCTTATTTCATTTACTGTAATTGTACTATCATTTGTTTTTCTAAATAAAACAACACATTTAGCACAATTTGAATTAGTAGGAGAAAATAAAATAGGATTGTTACCGTTTTTAGGTAACCATGTATTATCTTTTATCCATACATTGCTGGAGTTATATTCCTGAATAGAAATATCATAATCGGAAGGTATAGTAATACAATAAGTATTACCATAAGACATATCTAATAGTACAGTTCTTACACGGGTTGTACTATCTACATATCCATTCGGATATGTCTTACCACTCATATCACCGATATTATGATTATATAATTCAGTGACACGAAGTAAATTAGTACCTCCAATAACTATACTATCAATTGCTTCCCATTCAGAAGAAACTACAGGAGTTGTATAAGAAGTGGTACTATTGGAATATGTTATTTTAAGTCTGCTCCATAAATATTTTCCAGGCTGCCAAGCTGGAGGGGTAGTAACCCAAGAACCTCCGGTCTGTGTTGTTTTACTAGTCGAAAGGTAATATTCTTCTACTACATTCGTAATGCTTACCCCATCTTTAGGAGTAATATTAGCTGGAGTAGAAGTAGTAGTATTGCTATTAGAATAGTAAGTTTTAGTTCTGGTCCACAGTTGTTCTCCGGTTCCTAATGTGGGAGCTGTTGTAGTCCATCCCGAAGTAGGAGGTGTTGAAGGATTGGTATTCTTAGCAAATTCTATATCTACGGTAACAATGGATACACCGTCATTACCTTTGAAACTAATGGCATAACTAAATTGACGTGTAAATGTTTTACCGTCTATAACAATGTTAATCGGAACTGTACCTGACGGACTTGTCATAGAACTAGTAACATTAAATGTAATAACATTACCAGCTATTGAAGCCGTCATGCCGGTAGGCATTGTACCTACCGTTATAGATGTAGGTGTTATTGAATTAGCTCCTTTATAAGATATTACTTTAACAGTTGTACTTCCAGCTATTGCAGAATTGGTATTACCCGCAAATGTATGAGCTTCGTTTTCCAATATTACAGTATAACCGTCTTGACCATCTACTCCATCTTGACCGTCTCTACCAACAGCTCCACCTCCTATGATACCTTTACCACCTCTGTATGCAATAACATTTACACTTGTGCTATTAGTTAAACTGTAACTCTCAGCAGCCTCACCAGGTTTTAACGGCCAATTACCATCAGCATCTTTAGACATACCTATGATAGCATAAGGTTGTCTATAATATTGAGCAGGTTTACCAGGTTTACCTCCAAGATTAACAAATAAGTCTCTTAAAGGACCACTTTCAGCAATAGCATCGTAACTATATATACAAACAATTTTATCTGTTAAATCTTCTACATAATTAATCAGATTAGTTATATTAGTACCACCAAGATAAGTATCAAAACCTTGTTGACTAACAAGATTAAAATCTTTATCCAAAACAACTACTCTATGTCCTCTACTACCGGCTGTAGTTATAACCTCACCGTTTTTCCAAACTCCTCCTTTTAATGGAGAAGCTAGAGCAGAAGTTCCCCAACATTCCAAATACGGAGCTTGACCATCTGATACCACAGCTATAGTATATGTATCAGAATTAGTACCGTCCGATGCTCTAATTGATAATGTCTTGAAAGTAACTGTATTTGGGTTAATGGTAACAGTTTCTCCGGATCTTGACACACCAGTAGGAACTGTAGTTGAGAAACTACCCCCGTTCACAGAATACTGCCAAGAAGTTATATTTGTATTTTGAGCTATTCCGGTAACTGTAAATGATGTAGACGGAATCTTATTTCCATCATTATCTATTCTTATAATCTGAGTAGAACCTGAAAGAGTTACCAGTTTAGCAGTTTTACTTAAAATATCATTTACAGATGGAATCCAATCGTCACTCAGTATATTACCTAATGATATCCTAATCCTTCTGATAGTGATAATATTACTAGAATTACTAGGATCATAAAAAGCTATTGATCCGTTAGAACTACCGGGTATTTGTCCCCAATTTTTAACTTTGGTAACAAATGAAAATCTTTGCCAATTTGTAGTGGCTTGTACGATTTTCGAAGAACTTGCAGGAACATCAATACTTATACCAGATTCTTGATATGCATAAATAGAAATTGAAGCTGGTATTGTAACTTTAATATCAAAAGAAATACAAATATCTTTACCCACATAATCTTGCAAAGCAGATCTTACCCCTAATTCATAGAATCTATCTGTACCACCTTTTTCTCCCTCACTGTTATCTAATAAGTTAGTATTTCCTCCAACCTTAATATTATCGAAGAAATCTTTTTCAGAAGGTGTCCAATCTGTACCTTGGTTACCTCTTTCTAATTTTATCTTATAAATAGTAGAAGCAGTTGTTCCATTATTAGGAACTTGATATATCCACAAGCTAGTGTTAGCAGCTGTTATACCGCTATTATAAATTTTCCATTTAAAGGCTTTCCTAAAAATTCCAGGTGAAACTTCATCAGATTTAGTAATATGTCCTATTAAAACAGACCCTCCTGAATTGTACAGACTCCATTGAGTTCTATCCGAACCTAATTCACCCCAAATAGTTACACATACTTCTTCATCTGGTTGTAAAGTATCAGCTAAACCGTAATTGGCAATATTATAATTAGTACTAGTTTTTACTACATTAGAACTATGTAATAAGTTTGTACCACCGACTAAAATACTTCTCTTTAAGTCGGTAGCACTCATTGACCAATCTGTAGCTTTATTACCCTTCTCAAGTTTTACTCTTGTTAATTTAATCTCACGGTTATTTGAAGAACCTGCTTGACCTGCGTATATAACAAGATTGTAAGTCTGATTTCCTGCAAAAGAAGATGGAGTAGTAAACGTGAGTTTTTGTTTTTCAGTACTACTTATAGGAATATCTCCTAATATAATAGTATTACTTCCGTTATGAGCAGCTACAGTCATAGCAGTTACAGAAGTACCACTTATAATTTGACTCTTCTCAATAGAAAGAGTGTACTGAGTATTAGGTTGTAAATACCCTTCAATCTCAAAAAGTTTAAAGGTATATGTATTAGATGAAGGTCCTATAGTAGCTTCAGCTCCACCACTTAAAAGGTTATAAGAACCTATGTTAATATCATTAAGTGCTTGGTTTAATTGTGTATTAGTTACACCACCAGCGTTCAACAGAATCTGACTAGCATTGATACGAGCAGAATCTATTGTACCTGTTTTAATTGCAGCAGCATCTAACTGTAATGTATTAATATATGCTGCATTAATAATATTAGATTTAATAGCATTAGCATCTAACAAAACAGTATTAATCAGACCTCCTTGTATAAGTGTCTGCCCTCCAATAGCTACATCGGTTATATCTTGAAATGCCAGTGAACGAAGATTACTTACTAAATCTTGAAACTCAGAAGAGGTAGTATCTACTTCTTCCCAAATATCCGATATTTCACCTTCTAACTCATCAACTTTACTTTTACGAGCATTTTCTATAGCACTGATGAGAAGATTCCTAGAAGATTTGTAGTCATTTATATGTGTATTAAAATTCGACGGGGGAGAAAAAGTTTCAGTGCTGGTATTTACAATGGTATTGAAATCATTATATAATGTTGTATAATTAGTATTATAATTTGTTACAACACTTCCTGTAATACCATATTGAGAAACTAAAGCATCGATACGAAGTTTTTCTGAAGCTAATTCCAACATTTCAAGCTCGATCCTCTTTCTATCGTTAGCATTCAGTAGATTTTTATTTACGAGGTTATTGAGTCTAGAAATAGCTGTATTAGCTGTAGTATCATCTGTATACTTAGAAGCTTTCTGCCAATCTGCTGAATTATAAGATTCAGCAGCTGTACGAGCAACAGTAGCTCTCATGATATCTCCGGAAGGACCTTGCACCCATATATCACCAATATCATATGGAGGGAATGGTGTTACAGTAAATATCCTTCTTTTAGAATCAGCAGTATCTTTAGCTTCAGATGCTAACTGTAAAGCTGCTTGTAAATCAGCATTAACAACTTCCTGCCAGAAATAATCAGAACCGTCTTTAACATAACGGAATGTTTTTCCGTTTTCAGTATTATACCATATATCTCCTAAGTGATCTTCCTGCTCATTGTTATCAATCCAATCTGATGTAGGAGGAAGTGAATTATTAGGATCGTAGGTATAGAAATGTTGTTCTGATAAACCGTCTAAAGCATTTTCTAAATCTTGAAGTTGACCCGGAAGTACATTATTAATGTAATTCTGAAGTTGAGCTACCGTAGTAGCATTATTTTGAAGAGATGTGAAATCTGATTGTAAATTAGAATCGAATGAAGAAAAAGTTACAGCACCGTTAAGCTGAATATTTTTAGCTTGTATCTTAACATTAGAAGGTTCTAAGTTTATTAAAGAAACAATATTTTCTCCATTAAAATCAGTTTGACTTACCTTTAAAGCTATTTGATTAGCATTCTGAGTAATAGAAGATTCAGCAGAAGTCACTCTGTCTTCTAGTTCATCGAAAACAGTTTGACTTACTTTACTCGCAATCTGTGAACCTAAAATAGTTATGTTAGATTCAGCACTTGTAACTCTTCCAGATAAAGTGTTAAAATCTGTTTGGTTAACTTTTAATGCAATCTGATTAGCATGTTGTGTAATAGTAGATTCAGCATCTGCAACCCTTCCTTCAAGATCTTCAAAATCACTTTCAGAAACTTTTGTTGCTATCTGATTGGCATGTACTACAAGAGTGGATTCAGCAGAAATAACCCTGTCTGTAAGATCATCAACTTCTTCTTTAGATGCTTTAAGAGATATTTGTCCTGCTTGAACTATAATTTGAGCTTCAGCAGAAGTAACTCTATCTTCTAACTCATCTACTACAGTTTTATCAGCTTTTAAAACAATCTCATTAGCGTTTTGTGTAATATTAGTTTCAGCTGTTGTAACTCTTAAAGATAAGTCAGATATAGCATTGTTAGTGTTACTTACAAAGTTATTATAAGTTGTTTGAGATACTTTAGAAGCTATCTCGTTAGCTTGTATAGTCAGCTGTGCACTATGAGCATCTACTGTATCGGATAAATCATCCACAACAGTTTTATCAGCTTTAAGTGCTATTTGTGAAGCTGTTTGATTTACAGTGGTTTGTAAATTTGTAACGGTTCCCTCTAAAGTGTCAAAATCACTTTGACTCACTTTAGTTGAAATTTCACCAGCTTGTACAATAAGTTCAGCTTCTGCTGAGCTAACTCTGTCTTCTAAATTATCTAGATCAGTCTGAGAAGCTTTTAAAGAAATCTGTCCAGCTTGAACAACAAGTTGAGCTTCTGCTTCTACAATTCTATCTTCAATATCGTCTACAACAGATTTATCTGCTTTTAAAGCTATTTGATCAGCAGTTTGAATTATAGCTGTTTCTAAATCAGTTACAGTATCAGATAAAGCATCGAAATCAGTTTGAGATACTTTTGTAGCAATTTGATCAGATTGTATTGAGAGTTGTGAAGAATGTTCTGATACAACACCTGTTAAATCATCTACAACAGATTTGTCAGCTTTCAATGCTATTTCAGAAGCTGTTTGTATAATCTGAGTTTGAAGATTATTTACTTCTCCGGTTAAAGTATCAAATTCAGTATATGAAACTTTTGTAGATATTTGATCAGCTTGTATATCCAACTCAGCTTCAGCTTCTATTAATCTGTCTTCTAATTCGTCAACAACGGTTTTATCAGCTTTTAGATTAATAGATTCTGCTGTCTGAGTGATCTGAGTTTCTAATGATTCCACATAATCTGATAAGTTACTAAATTCAGTTTGACTGACTTTAGAACTAATTTGATCTGCTTGTATAACTAATTGAGATTCAGCTTCTGTAACTCTTCCCTCCAGATCATCAACTGTAGTTTTATCAGCTTTTAACGCTATCTGCTCAGATGTTTGTATAATTTGAGTTTGAAGATTGGTAACAACACCTTCTAAAGCATTAAACGTACTTTGCGAAACTTTAGTAGCTATCTGACCAGCTTGTATAGTCAGTTCTGATTCTAATTCAGTAACTGCATCGTTTAGTTGATCAACTGTAGTTTTATCAGCTTTTAACGCTATCTGTTCTGCGGTTTGAGTAATAGTGGTCTGTAAATCAACAACAGTTCCTTCTAAGGTATCAAATTCACTTTTTGAAACCTTACTAGCAATCTGATCAGCTTGAATAATTAATTCAGACTCCAGTTCTGTAACTGTACCACTTAATTGATCAACAATTGTTTTATCAGCTTTCAGTTCTATTTGTTCAGCTGTCTGAATGATTTGAGTTTGGAGATTAGTTACAGTTCCTTCTAAGGTGTCAAAAGCACTCTGAGAAACTTTAGTGGCTATCTGATCAGCTTGAATAATAAGTTCTGCACTGTGTTGAGAAACAATATTCCCAAGCTCATCTACCAAAGATTGATCAGCTTTCAGTGCAATTTGAGAAGCAGTTTGAACTATCTGAGTTTGTAATGTCTCAACTAATTCGTCTAGCTGATTAAATTCAGTTTGAGATACTTTTGTTGCAATTAAACCAGCTTGAACAGTAAGTTCCGATTCTAACTCGGTAATTGATCCGCTTAATAGGTCAACAACAGTTTTATCAGCTTTTAAAGAAATTTCTGTTTCTGTAATAGAAAGTCTGGTATTAATATTTGTAACAACTCCTTCAATTTCACTGAACGAAGATTTAGTTACATAATTATCTAGAATGCTTAAATCAAAGCCACTATCAATTATATCCTGCAATCTTTGTTCAAATTCTTGAATCTTCTGCTGAAACAGTTCTTGAAATTCAGCAGTTTTCTGAAGAAGTTCATTGTACTGATCAAAAAAGCTAGGACTTACACTGGAAGCAATGTTAATTTTAGTAACAGGAGTTCCAGAAGAACAATGAGCTATATTATAAGATTTAACATTGGAAGTGCAGCTAGGATCAGTAGAGGGTTTTATGATAAACTTTTTCTTTTTACCAGACATATAAAAAATTATATTTATAATAAAAAGCCGACTTTAATATCAGACTTAAATTATTCTTGAATAAATTTTAACTGAATATCCCAAGAGTCACCATTCCATACACATAACGATTTTAAATCTAAATCGTATACCGTCATACCAGCATCTTTTTCAGAAAGAAGGTTTCCTAATTCTAATCTTTCTACTGTAGTAACCGGATGTAATTTTACATTCACAATTGAATTTCCTGTCATATCTACAGTCATAAAAAATCGTTCTATCAACTTTTTATTTGACATAAGCTTTACCGGTAACAGGTGAAGAAAAATGGATTTGTAATACATTAGTGTCTATGTGATCAATAACCCCGTTTATAACAACACCTTCTGAATCTTCTATAGTAACGTCAGGAATTTTACCTAACATGTGGTTAACAGTCCATACGTCTGAAGGAGAATTTTGAACGTGCACGTGTGTTTCAGGATTAACATCACCCGTGGAACCACTAGGGTTAAGGTTGATCCTTGTAATATTTCCGTTAGTGTTAATGTCGATTACGTTATGTACAATCCTGTTATCAGTGATGTAGTTAATTTTGAAAGTCTGAGTAGATTTTTTCATAGAAGAACGATCTTTATATATTATAGAACCAATCCCACCTTCAATACTAAACGAAGAGCCTGGAAGTTCATTTTCATATTCAACATTAAAGTCAGTATTATATAGAATATTAACTTGATTAAAAGCATCCAGATCCAGCAGTTCTTCCAGTTCTTTTTTATAATATCTAGCTTTCCTTCTGATAACATCAAAATCACTTATAGTTCTTGTGACCCCATAAGCTTCTTTTAGAAAAGAACTATAAACGACTTCTCCGTAATCAGTTATTGTTTTGTAATGTTGTTCCATTGAATTGATCAGGATTTTTAGATCTTGATTTTTTAATTTCTAAAATTTTTTCATAAAAAGGTTTACACCCAGCATGTACAGCTCTTCCGTCACTGGCATATTCTAAACTGCAAGAACAAGTGATTTCTCTTCTACAGTTTGAACAAATTTTTTTACTCATATTAAGAACAAGATTTACATGAAGATTTAAAATAACGCTCTAATCTTTTCTTAGCATATAGAAATATTTCCATACCCTTTTCAGCTTCACCACAATACTCTACTTTAATTTCAGCAGTTCTTATCAATGAATTTATAAATTCAAGCTCTTTTAATTTTAGCTTTACTTCTTCAATAGGTTCACACCCACTTACTTCTAAATCGCACCAAGCTTTATAGAGCTTATTCATTGTACAAGAAGTTCTTAAATGATAGTACTCTACGTATACTTCCTCTACAGGATCTACAGCATAACCGATCGTATAAACCCCATCTTGAATAACAGGAGGTTCTTCTGAACAATCGGCTCCAGGTATACCCATTGTACAAGCATTGAGAACAATGTCGAAATACGGAAGTATCTCTATTTGAGAAGGATGTTTAAATCCAGGAGCTTTGATGTAAATAGTTCCTCCACTAATGTCTAAGTCATCAGAGTAAATACTTACATCTTTTATCCTAAAAGCTCTGGCATTTAAAGTTTTAGGGATTTCTAAAGCTAATATATGTTGATTCATAAGGTATGAAAAAAAAATAAATACACTATATAATAATATACTAATTTTTCAGCTGTCATCAAAATACAGCTGTTTCAAGATCGGTAAACAAAAAAGGGTATGGGAAACCCTCCATACCCTTTTGATTTTGATCTACATTTGATTAATATTCTTCAAGTTCTACACCGGTTCCAGCATCATCCAAGATATCCTCGATCAATGAGGTCAGGGCTGAAGTATCAGTTCCGGCAGGAACGTTGATTTCCAATAAATATTGATCATTGTCAAATACGCTAGTAGAGTTGTTCAGACGAGGTACATTATGTAGAATCAGAATCTTATCATAGAAAAGACTTCTATCTACAGCTTTAAGTGCAGTATCGTCCAATACTTCTCTTAAACGTAAACTATCAATAGAGCATCCATCAGGGAAACTTTCTTGAAGATATCTTTGAGACAAGATATAATCACGGATTACAGTTTCTCCAACTCCAGAAGCTTGAACAGGAGCTTGTAGCTCAGTAACACCTTCAGAAGTAGAAGAGTTAGCTACAGGATACTCTACACAAGGATCGTTAGCATCATCTGTTACAGACATGTATACGAACAGAGGTTCCAGATCGTAAGCATCTTTAACAGAGAAAGTGCAGTTACCGAATTTAGTGTCCATGTATGCTACACTAATCAGTAAGCTGGCTGCAACTGATTCGATGTCTGATTCATCTGTTTTCGGAGTATAAGCATCAGTAACAGGATCAAAAAATACCAGGTCTCCTGATACAGATCCTACATTAGCTTTATCCAAAGTAACAGCAGTTCCGTTTACTTCTACAACTTTAGCTCCAGCAGCAACACCAGTACCGAATACAACCTGTCCAACTGCAACAGCAGCATTGGATGCACCTAAGGTAACAGTAGTACTACCAGAACTACCAGTAGCAGATTGAGTAACTTTTCTTACAATAGCATCAGCTTTAACAAAATTGGAGAAGATAGGATCTCCATTAATTTGATCAGCCCAAGCTTTGAATACGATAGCTGGATCAACCGGATCATTAGTACATGGAGCTGAACAATCATTACCGCAACATCCTGTAAAAGCATCGAAAGTACGGTACAGATTGTGTTTAAGGAATTTCAGAGCGGGAGAACCTTTTACATCCATTCTAAGGAAGTAAGTATGACCGCAACGGAAGGTCAGACCAGTACCACCTGAAGCAGCACCATCAGCTCCTAGAATAACTACTTGACTTTGAGGTTGTTTAGCAGCTATCTTAATGAAACGACTGATGTACTTAGGATTGATAGCTTTTGATTTAATAGACTCTTGATAACCTCCGTGGAAAGGACTTAGTTTATCAGTAGTATGATAACTACCTTGAACCAACATAAAAGGTTTCAAAGTGGATGCTGAAAGAGCTTGGAAAGTCTTAGCATCATACAGTCCAATTTCACCAGGAGTAAGATCTTGAGTCTTACCGGTACTTTTCAGAGATAAAGTGCCACTCTCTACTTTAGGAATGAACACTTTTTTAAACGCATGAGGAAAATACATAGGTTAATGGAATTTGGTTAACAATAAATAAACAAACGATTAAGTATTTCTTTCAGCATTCTGAAGGGAACGCTGCAATTGTAAGGTTTGTTCTGTATCACCAGCTAGGATAGCTACAGCTTCATCTATAATCAACTCGGCTATATCATCCTTAAATTCACACTCTACATCATTGATGTAGTGTTTTCTGGTATTCGGATTCATAGCCCCTTTTATTTCTATCGATTTGGGGAATCTATAATAGATGAGATTTACTTTATCTACTACAAATTCTCCATCAGTATAAATTTTAATGTTATTATTTCCGATGGTATAAAAGGTTTCAGCCCAATCGAAACTAGGTCTGGTGTGAGGATCTCTTAAGAGTAAATCCACTTCACCTTCTTCAACAAGATATACTACGAACGGTCTAGCTGGGCTATATTCAGATCTTCCGAATAATCTCAATCTGCTTATATGCAGATAATCTTCAGGAAGAGGTAAACTTTGATATTCGTAAGATTCTTGTTTAGAACAGACTAAAGGAGCATTTTTTATTAAAATCTGTAAATCGTCGATTTTAATTTTAGTTTGTTCTTCTCCTTCTTTTCTGATATTATTTCCGATAAGCTGTCTTCTTACCCATTCTATTTGAGCTTTGTTGAAAGCTTCAATTATCTGCCAATCTTCTATATTGTCAAAATCTCTAGAAGATAGTTTATTAAGTCTTTCTGATATTTTTAATTTCAAAAGAGTGTTGGTCATATCTTGTTTTAAGCTTTCCAGAACTTATCCACTTTGTTCATAAGATCTGTGAGGATTTGTTCGTTAAGAGGATTTTTCAAATACTCCAAAACATCAGAAGGAGTTCTTCCTAACATACTGTTGCTCTCCATGTGATAGATGTAACCATCAGCTTTAACAGCTAAGAATTTATAATAAGTTGCATCTTTTATTAAAGCTCTGATTTGAAGAGTTTCTATATCTTGATTAGCAGCATCAATAAATGCTTGTGATGCTTTTCTAACACTCTTCTCAGAAAGTTGACCCTCAATAAACTTATCTAGATTTTCATATATAATTTCGATAGGAGTACTTTTCTTATATTGTACAGATAATGGATCCAATACTTTAGCCAAATAAAACAGCTTGTTCTGATTCTTATCATACAGCTTTTGGAGCTGAGACTTAGCTCTGTTTCTAAGTATGTTCACTTCAATCTTAACAGCAGCAGTTTCTTCAATTTTATCCAAATAGAATTTTGGAGCTACATTTCTCTTACGAGCTTCTTCATAAGAAGGAGCAATCATTGAAAAACCACCAGCCAATATAGCATGATACTTAATTACATCGTAAGGATCCTTCAAATCCAAAGGAACAGGTTCGTTACCTGCTCTTATAGAAATTTTATCCCAAAAATCTGAATTATCTGGTCTAAGCAGTTTTACATTATTCCAGAATTCAGGATCATCTGGATCTACAATATTAGAAGCAAGTTCTTTCTCCAACTGAGAAACAGTTCTTCTAATCTCTTTAACCTTAGCTTCTCTTTCTTCTTTAGGTAAAACTTTCAGTTCAGGAGCAAATTCATTAAGTCCTGTTATGTACCGTTTAGTACCGTTAATTTCTAAACAAGCCAATTGTTCCTCGTGGAACACTCCATCAAAAACAACTAGACCGTATTTTTCAAGACCCATGTTTCTTTTATTCGGTTCTAAATACGGTTTGATTGAAATATCGGATACCTTATTGATAGGATATCCTTCTACAATAGTTACAGCACTCATATTGGTTTTTTGATTTAATTAGTTCCCATGAAGAGTAACGAACTCTTTAAAGTGTCTTACACCATGGGAAACAGTTTAGTAATGTTAACTGATAATTCCTACACTTCTTAACGCTCCTAGTAAAGCGTTGAGTTTAGTTACAGCATCAGATTCATCTGTAGCGTCTGCTATAGTGACTCCAGAAGCTATATTCGGAATATCTAGATTACTTACAGTATCTTCTAAAGATTCGATTTCATCTGATAGAGACTCAGAAATAGCTGATAACTCTCTGTTGATATCTTCAACAAGAGTATTCAGATGACCGAATCTGGCTATCGTCATATTCTCAGGACGACCTAACATATGACGATCCGGTTGTTCAGGTTTAAATCTTCTTACAGCCATTGTAATATTTAATATTTTTAATTCCCGATAGCTTCTCTTGGAAGACTATCGGGAATAGATTAACATTTAGAATGAACCTCCTGTAATAGGGTTACGCATTACTAGCTTCATCACTTTAGTAGGATCTTTTACCCAAATAGCAGGCATGGTTTGAGTCATGTATACTTTATAACCATTGAACTGACCACTTGAAGCAAATCCTTTGGTACGTCCCATGTAGTCCATAGTACCGTTCTGATACCACCAACGAAGTTCTTTATCCCATTCCAGTTGCAACAGGAAGATGTTATCGTTTGTATTATCGGTAACATCAAAAATGATGAAGTTATATGAACTTAGAGGATATCCATCGATAATCGGGTTTTCGATATCGTTAGTGTGTACGTTATCGAAAGCAGGATTCAGAACGAATTTCACATTAGCCAAGAATGGAATAATGTAAGAAGTATAAGCGTATCCGAATCCAAGATCCATACCTCTACCGGTGATAGCACCCAGTTCAGAAGCATTCTGGATTAATCCTGAGTTAACAGCCTCTTTCTTGATAGCTTCGTTAACTAGTTTCATGCCACCCATACCGGTTTGCACAATGATCTCAGTTTTAGGATCAGGACCTTTGAAGTCTACTTTACCGTTGTAGAAGTTGAACAACTCAGAACGGAATAGATCTAGGTTGAAACTAGATTTATTATAGATACGTTTAAAGGAGTTATCTAATTGACCCCAAAGACCTGTAGACAAACGGATATCATCAGGACCATCTTGTTTGATACGTCCACCTTTACCCCACATCAGGTAATTTTCGATATCGTTGGCAATCTTAGTCAGATGAGCAGCTTCTAGACGAGTTACGAATGTTCTAGACAGCTGACCGGATTGATAAGCTTTTTTAACATATCCGGGACCCATCTTACGTTCCATATCTTCTAAAGAAGTAACGGAAGGATCCAGACTTTTATCAAAGCTTCTCCAAATCTCAATAACAGGAACAGTACCGTCAGCATTCATACCACCTCTCATCATAAGATCAGCACGAGAACTTACTGAGAAATGTACGTGAGCTTCAGCTCCACCTACAAAGTTGTAGTACTCACGATACCCTGTAGAGATTTCACCCAGATCAGAAAAACGTTCACCGTACTCTCCACGTGCAGAACCTACACGGAATAGTTTAGTACCAGTTTTCAAGTATTTGTTATCCAAATATTTGAAATTGTCATTGTTAACAAGAGCTACGGTGTAGATGTATCCATCACCAGCAGGGATGATATCATCATCGGTAACATACAATTCAGCTCCATTGTATTTGTCATAAGTGAAAATATCACCGTGACCAAATGCACGTTTATTAATTCAATACCTTTTTGAGCATTAGCTGGTTCAATGTCACCCATGAAGTAAGGTAGATCGGCTACCAGAGGAATTTGCCATTTCCACTCACCCTTGGGGTTAGATACATTGATGATGTTTTTACCTCCGAAAGAACTTATTTGATAAAGAGGTCTTTCAATTTTCTGAGCAAAAGCCCACAAATCAACAGGTCCAATATCCATAGGACCAGAATCTTTCAATAGATTCAGCATGTGATAGGAATCCACGTGAGAGCTAGTTGTATAATTAGTCTCACGCATAAATATCCCATTGTTTAATACAGGTGTTGGCATAGGTTAGCTAGTTTGTTTAATTTGGTTAAGGTATAAGCAGTAGTTTATCGTTTAAAAATATTAGTTTGTCTAGGTATACGTTTTGGTTTATTAAACTCCATATCTTCATCTTGATAAGACGGAGATATCTTTTTCCTATTCTGTTCAGTTTTAAGTTTCCGAACAGTTTCAGCTACTTTTTCATTAGCTCCCATAGATCGGATTTTATTCCTATATCCTTCAGGATCAGAAAGTAACCAAAGAGCTTCAGCAATGAGTTTATAATTAGGCTCAACAAACTGATATTTCTCAAGAAGATGACCTAAAAGGTTAGTAGGTCTTCCTGATATCGAACTATACTGAGGTTGTGTAAGTCCGTAATATAATTTTGATTGAATGTTTTTATCAACTTTAATACCGTTTATTTCACCATCTTGAAGAGCTTCTGTTACATTCTGAATATACTTTTCAGAAGCTTCTTTTTGTTGAGCTTTAATTCTTTCTTGTTCTGCTAGTTTTCTAGCAACATTCTCCTCATGAATTTTATCAAGCTTCGGTTTAAATTGTTTAGATTTCTTTTCAAGAAGGTTTATATCTTTCCAAGTGAGAATTTCTTCTTCAATTTCCTCATCAGTACCGAAGTTTGTCATTTTAAGATATTGTCTGACAATAGTTTCTTGATCTTCTTCATTTTCAGGATCAAGTTCTTTAACTTCTTCTACTTCAGACAAAGCCTTAAATAGACCTTTTAAATCAGTACCTCCATCTGCTACATATTTAGCAGCATATTGTAACTCAGGAGGGAGAGAATTGAAAAAGTCTTCAGGAACTTTTTCTTCAACTTCCTTTTTGATATAGTTGATGTTCTCTCTGTAGAGGTCTTTCAATTCTTTTTCAGACAAACTATTTAGATATTCATCAATAGTTTGTTTGGACTCATCGTAGTCATCATATAAAAAGAACTCTTCGTTTTCAACTTGCTCTTTTATAAAATCTACTAAAGAAGACTTATTAGATTTAGGTCTTCCTGGTTTTTTAACGCTAGTTTCATCTTCAACTTCCTGATCCATTTCATCTAACTCCGATAATACTTCATCGAGTTTTACATCATCTTTTTCTTGTTTTACCTCATCCGATGTTGCGTTTTCATCTTCAGATTTAGACTTTTCTTCTTCAGGTTCATCGATTTTATCGAGTTCTTCATCGAAAGAATTTGAAGAAAAAAATGACGTTTTTTTATTTTCCGGAGTTATGATGTTTTCTGCATCAGGAGCATTTAACCAAGAGTCCAGATCGATTTCAATTTGATTAGTTGTAGTTTGTAATTTATCCATAAAGAACTGGTTGGTTTTGTATTCCTATATAATAATATACTATTTAAGAATTATTTAAACTTTAAAACTTTATTTGATAAATAAGATTTTTTTCAATATAGAGCTAAAAAGAAAAGAACTATTTACTCTTATCTTTGTCTCCACCTTTTACGTCATATCTATTCTTATTTTCTTTGGCTATTTGAAGTTGTTTGTCAGAGATTTCTTTACGAGCTTGTAACTCTTCTCTTTTAAGCTGCATTTGCTGTTGAGCAAGATTTATTTTATTTATTTCCTGCTCTTTCTTAAAATTCATTTGTTCTTTGAATTGATTGGTGGATTCTATTCGATCTAGCAGATCGAAGTAATCATTTTTATTATTCTGATCAAGGTCACTGTTTGCAGCAAATCTTCCAGCAGAGATCTGAGCTACAAGAATATCTTTCTGTCTTTCTTTATCATTTTCCTGAGATTCGAACGCTTGTTCTTCTTGTCTCTTAATTCGTTCTGCTTCAGCTTGCATTTCCAGAATTTCTTTCTGATGATTTCTATCAGCTTCCAGTTGTTGTTGTTGTTTTTCTTCAGCAGATTTGATGATTTCTTGAATTTCAGATAATGAATCTGATTTAAGGACATTACCCAGATCATATAAAGATGCACCTGTTGTGTTATTATTAAGAGCCAAAGCTTTGAGTTGACTTATTAATTCTCTAATGTTAGTTGTTGTAGTACAGAATACATTTATGTCTCTGAGCAATAGATCTGTACCATTTATCTCAAAATTGATTTTTTCATCAAGTGTAGTAGAATATCTAAGTCTTACACTAGGGTTTGTAGAATGATAGTATTGAGCTAAGTCAGTTCTCATCTGATGAACCCTAGGCATCAAATAATCACTATGTCTAGTAAAATAATGTTCTGTTTGAGCGTAACTAGCATTTACACTTTGTTCAATACCTTTAGCTGTTTCTCTACTTATCTCCTGACCAAGTCTTTGAGGTGTAATACCTACTACCTCAAAAGCTTGATATTTAAAGTAATTGGCTAGAGATATTCTTCCAAGCAACCTGTTTGTCTGTTCCAAGTTCAGTACTTGGAAATGTTGGAAATTCAAAGCATTTTCAGTATTGGCAATGGAAGTATCCAAAGGAAGCATCTGGAAATTCTTCATTACCATCCATGCTTTCTGGAAATTACCTTTACCCCAATCTTCTCCTAAAGAATGTCTAGGTAAAGTGTTTTGATCTAATAAAATTATAGTACCTAGTTCATCAACAAGAATGTCAGCTATCTGATTGTTCACCAGATTATAACCAATCTGGAAAGGTTTCATCATATCTACAAGTGAAGTAGATCTAGTATTACGGTCACTAAACACAGTTCCTTCTACAGGAAGTTTGCAACCGTATAAAGAATTGTCACCTTTGAACTGGAATTTTAATCTACCTGGTTTACCACCATTAGGACCAAGATAAATAGCATCAAAGAAGTCACCTTTGTCTCCACGGTGACTTAATCTATTAGGACCTATCTTAATACCACCCCATACTTCATTGACCCATATCCAATCTATATGTTCTCCAAAGACCAGATTACCGGCAGTCTTATCTTTATAAATAGTGGTATTGTAAATCGGTTTGTCAGTGATTTTATAATCTTCAGAAACAATGTCCTGAATCATTTCACCGTCTTCCGTAATTTTGGTAAGATACCCTACTTTTCGTTGGGTTTTCCAATAAACAGTAGTTACTCTTAAAAGATCTTCTCTAGAAGAATCAAATAAGTCTTGTTCTCCAGAAATGATAGCATCTATATCAAAATCACCTAAACTTGAAAATTCCAATGCCGTTTTAAATTGTCTCATACCTAGAGACGGAAATTCCGTATTCCATGCATCGGAACGAGAAGGATCATAAAAACCTCCATCATTTTGTACACCCGGTAGTATGTATTTAAATCTTTTACTAGGATGAATCATTTCTAGAGATTCCAACTGCTCTTGAGTCATCATCCATCCGTAGTTATCGATAACGTCAGAAACTGACATCAAATCGATTTTACCTACATAATCCCCTTGAGAAATATACCTTACTTCAGGTGATTTATGAAAGAAAGTAAACACAGGATTCCATACTTCTATATCATAATCATCTTCCAACATTTTAAAATGCCAGAATTCTCTATCAGTAATCAAGGAATCCCTAAACGCAACAGCTTCTAACTCATTCATTCTAAAACGTTCAACGTCAACGTTATATTGATGAGTAGCCCACTGTTCTACAATACTAGTATATTTCTTTCTGAAAAAATGTTCTATTTCTGGGAGGGTCTTTAAATTTTCTTCACTAAGATATTGCTGAGCTTCTTCGGAAGAAAGGTCTGCACCCATTTCAACGAGTTTAGACATGATCTTATTGTAGGCTTTAACCAGTAAAACCTCTTCAATCATTTTTCTTTTTTCTTCCAACTGCTCGTTAAAGGAAATATCGTCTACGGCTCTAAAAATTATTTTTGCATTTCTCTTAGAAAATTCTCCAGTTAAAACATTAATGACATTTGGAATGATAGGATAGAATTTCAAATCGTAAGCCCCGTCACTAGAATCATCTTTGGTGAGGTATTCTACGAGATCCGGACAATCACTTTCTTCAGGGATATAGTCTGTTTTATCTATAATACCTTGAGCAAGTTTATAATTCTTCAGCAGTCTACGAGCCTGTTTTCTTATCTGTTTAATCCCTTCTGCTTCATAATAATCAATTACTTCTGAACTCCAATTCAAATCTTCTTTTTCTTTAGAAGACAAAAATTGAAGTGGACGGGTTAGTCCGTTCCAAGTATGACGTTTAACTTTAGCTCCAGCCTTCAGCTGTAAAGCATTGTATATTTCCATGGATACGTTGTGTTATGTTATCTTAAGTTTTTAAATCCGGATTTCGGTTTGAAAAAAGGATTGAACTTTACAGAATATCCTCCGATATTAGAAAAGGGACTCCTTATACTTAATTTACTGAAATTTTGTGATTTTTCAATGGAGTCTTCTGTAACATTTACTTTTTTGATAGCACCTCTGTTACTAGATTGAACCGTAACAAAAGCTACCAATGCTGAAAAAGCCACCAATCGGTCGACGTTCAAACCGTGCTGATAAGCTAACATTTCTTTTAAAATCATAGGGTCCGGAATACGTTCTATTCCAAAATGAATCTTTTTAGCCTTTCCGTTTTCATCATAATCGGCACTTAACTCTTCTTTTGTAAATTCTATGGCATATGATAAAAGATGGTTTTTGAAGATCGTTCCGGTATTTTTCCATCCATATTCCGCAAATACATTAGCATTCGAATTAATTTCTTTTAAGAATAAGAGTTGATCTTTTTTAACCAAATACTTTTGTAACTTCCTGGATATCATATATTGTATGAACAAACTAATGTTATTCTCTACAACAGTCCAGGCATTATAATATCTGATCATCAATTCTAATCTCTCATGTGTCTTTTTAATATCATCAAATCTTCCACACCAAGTAGCTACAATTTTACCATTATCCACATAAGATTTTACATCCCCTTCCCCTCTATCTTCAATGATTTCTATATCATTCTTATAAATGATAATAGAACAAAGAGAATCAGACGATACCGTTCTTCCTTCACCTACCGGGTCTATTGAAGCGTAATAAGTACCCCACGGAGCGTCTTTAATAGGATGTTCCCAAATACATATTACACCTTCCTTATCTTCTAGTTTTTTAGGAACAGGGAAATCTTTAATAGGTTGTTTATTTGACTTTTTATATTTAACCTTCCCGGTTTCATCCATGTATAAGTCTACATATTCACAAGGGTACTCTCCTTCTTCTATTTTTCTTAACTGTGCATTTACAAGATGAGCTGGAAATAACGGTTCTTTTCTTATTGCAAAAGCTTCTTCAATATTAATAGGTTTCTGAGATACACGAAGCTGATAGGTTTCAGGGTCCAGATCTTTTTTCCAACGTTCTCTTTCTATCAATATAGCTTCAATAGCTTCTTCAACCAAACTGTTTCCGTACTCATCTATATACGGAGGCATACACCATTGTTCCGGAATAAACAGACCGTGTTTTCCGAATGTTTTGTTTTTATCTAAAAGATCTGATTCTACCGGAAATATATCATTAGCTACAGGATCCAATATCATTTTCTTCAACGGTTCACACTGATCCAAATCACCCACAGAACCGGCTGCTATGAAAGTACCTGTAGTAACCATACCGGATTGAAGAGCTGGTCTTATGTACTCATATGTCACATCCATTTTCGGAGCAATACCTGCCTCTTCGTGGAAAAAATAAGTACAAGGACCACCCACCGAATTTGTAGGATCTTTTTCAAATGAAGTTCCTACAATTACGGATTTTAATCCTTTATAAGTATCTCTTCCGTTAATCCTTACTTTAAAACGTTGTTGCCAAGACAGAGCCTTATCAGGATCGTTATGTCTATACCAAGCTGTATGTTCATTTAAAAAGTTTCTGTATTCATCCAGAAACTTCCAAGATCCTTTCTCATTGATGTAATCTTTTAGAGAAGCTCCTAATTTTAATACCGCTCCTTCTTCAAACCAATACTGATTTATCAACTTGGCTATATGATAATAGGAAGAACCGAACTGTCTTTTTTTAATGACAGCTACATGTTTAAAATGCAGCTCTGCTAATAACTCGTAAAGAGCCATGTAATACTGTCCATCCCAAACATCAGGAAACTTAAACTTCTTTGATATCTTATCGTAGATCGGTAAGAAGTTTATCCACATGTAATATTCACGAGTGATATACCATGTTTTATCTTTATGTTTGAAGATGACACCGTTACGACATTTATTTTTTTGGTCGTCCCAATATTCCACATAACCTTTAGATCTTACAGGATAATTACAATAATATCCTTTCTCATTAAAGTTTTGAGCTTGTTCATTAAATTTTCTAGAACATTCATCAAAACCTATTTTACCAGGTTCTATAAAAATGGATAAAATAAAATCTCGAAACTCCTCTAAAGTATCAAAAGATCTTTCACTCCAGGTATCTGTATCGTAATCGTATAAAGGGACAACCTTGTACGGCACAAGATTAGAGTTGGTCATAAGCTGTGTTTAGTCCACCTCTTACTGAGGTTTTTTGTTCTTCCATTAAATCTTTGTATATACCTTTATAAGATTGTCTGATAGCATCGAATTCTTTAGCAGCACGGATTATTTGAACTAAGTTTCCATCTCTACCGTCAGATATCTTTGTATTATTCATATAGTCAGCTATACTATCCAGAGCTTTTTTAATACCCAAATAAGCTCTCATAGTAGGTGTTTCATAAAGCTTTTTACATTTTTCTAAAGCGTAAATAATTATTTCATCATCCAGTGAAAAATCAATATCTAACTCTTCAATAATCATTTCTTCTTTTTCTTCTTCAGTAACGAAAAAGAAAGGGTTTTCTTCAGGATTAGGACAACTCATATAAAAAAGATATCCGAAAATTTTCATGTATATCTCTTCTTCCGGATATTCTTCCATGATTCTTTTTAAGAAATTTAAATTATAACAGTGTTCTGTAGGTATTACTTTACCATTAGAAACTGTAAAAAGTTTTATCATATTTAAATATCAAAAGGTTTTATTCTCGTTATTTCAATTCCATAATGCCAAGTTTCAGATTCTCCTAACGATAATCCATATTCAATCACATCAGTACCAGGGCGTAACCTAAAACCTGTCACAATTCTTTTATATCCATCAGGATCTGTTTTCAAGTATACTTCTTCTCCATAATCAAACTCCACAGATACTAGATATGTTGTATTCGAGTTATCAGTGTTTTTTCCCATATAGTGAAAAAAGTACACTGAAAATATCAGTGTACTGTTTTTTTAAAAGTTGGTTTTGTTCAATATTTCTCTAAAAGCATTTACGACGTCTGGAGCATGTTCACATTGTGACTCCTTAACGTAAATGTTTCCATCCGAATCAAATCGGATAATTTCTTTTCCTTGTTTGTCAGTAAGTCTAAGCACAGTAGTTTCTGTAACTTTTTCTCTACTTTTTTCCATTTCTCATTGATTTGGTTAAGAATAAATGTTAGCAAGAATCGTTGACTTGTTTGATACGATTGAAAGAATTTCGGATTTCAAATATGGTACATCATATTTGACAATATCCTTTACAATAGGATTTCCCAATTCATCCAATCTTACAATCGGAAAACCGTATTGATCCTTTTCATCTTCCAACTCAAAAAGAATGTGTTGAATAGTCAATTTTCCAGGCTTCAATTTAGGATTTTGTTTTAAAATCATGTACATATAAAACCCTAATTGCAGCGTATAATGATTCAAGTTACAATCGTCCAGATGGTTTATCGGAGATAACATTTTCTGAACACTACCATCCCAAGACTTAAACCCTTCAGATTTTATTTCTTTGTTAGTCTTATAATCATCGATACTGACAATTCCATCCTTTACTGTTATCAAATCCACAATCCCATTCATCTGAGCTGATTTGAGATATACCATATGTTCCGGATATATCCCATCGTTTAATTTTTGTTCAGGCAGCTTTCTAAACCCTTCTACCACTTCAGGAGTAAACACTTTTAAACCATTTACTTCACCACTATCTATCAAAAACTTTTCTTGTTTTTTATGATACCAGTCCCCTAAATCAGTACTCCTTTTAGCTTCTTTACCCCAGGCATCTTTAATCTCTTCTACACTCATCCCGTACCACTTCCCTTTTTTATTCTTAGAAGCCTTTTCAGCAGCCGCATCAGCATCAAAAGGTTGTTTCAAATAACCGAGAATTTTTGTAACAGAAGTCCATTTAATAGGATTTCCGTTAATATCTTTCATATCATACAGTTCCCAGTAATGTCTCTGAGGAGATATCACCGGAGTTATTAAATCTTCGTTCATACACTTCTTGTCTACGTTTGTTTTCTATTTCAAATTCCTCTTTCAAAGATTTATACTTCTCTAACATTTCTTTATTCTTACATGTCATAGCCTTCTTAGCTTTAAGATAAGGTTGATATATTTTATCTTCAGCATTTACAAATCTTTGAAATTTTTCTATGATCTTGTCTAAGGATGGTTTCTTTATATTGAAACATCCTAAGTTGTGAACATAGATTTTTATAAATCTCAAATCACTCAAACATTCTCTTACCTCTTTCCAGTAAAAAGAAGAAACTTGATCTATCAAAGTCTCATCAAGTTTTAGTTCTTCAGCAATCTCTCCAACAAACTCTTTAGCTTTTACAGGTCTAAGCATTATTTCTCTATTGACAATAATTTATAAGTCAAAAGAAAATTCTTACCAGAATAGATATTCAATTCCGGATTTATTTTAATTTTCTTTTTACTCTTACCACTTTTAAGAATTAATTTCTCCTTTTCTACTCTAGTCAACATGTTTCTAACAGTCTGAGTAGATTTGAATATTTTTTTATTATAGATATCATTACAAAAACTAGTCAAGTCTGTTTCACCAGCTTTGACTAATTCTAATAAGCAGTTTAAATCAGCTTCACTAATTCTGATATTTTTTAAAAAACAATACGTCAAAATCTGAAACTTTATAATAGTTTCATGATCTATGACAGTCTTTTTTTCAATTTGATTTATTACCATTTCTTCACAGAAACTTTTATCTTGTTGCGGGAAATGGAGTCGAACCATTCTCAGAAAGGCTTATGAGACCTTCCGGATCACCGGATCTTCCCACAATATTAAACCTCCTTTTGGGTGAAATCCACCAAATTCAGCTAGAGGTTTGTGAGTTCTAAGAACAAGCTTCCGTTCACGTCATAAGACTAACGGATGTCGAATAGTGCTCATCTTCGACCTCCTCATCAATACTCTTACACCTTAACCATTTCAGGTTGAGAACTCTCCTTCTCATTTTCTTTCTCAACTTCATCAGACGATTGTCCTGACTCCTCACCTTCTTCAAGATGCTTTGTAATGTAAGCTATCTTAGCTATAGACTCTAATTCATCAGCTCTATACTTAGCTACCTCTGATTGTAGCTTTTGTAGTTCAGCCCTCTTCTTCCAGATTTTAATAGCAATGTCTAAATCTTGAGTCGTAGGACGAACTTCTTCTTTCAAGTTGGGTGTGTTATTATTCATAGTTGTTTATATTATAATATACTTATTAAGTTTAACTTTTCCAAATTTAAATTTGAGAGTTTAAACTCTAAAATATAGTTATAGACAGTATACGGATAAAAAAGCCGGTGTGGTTACCGGCTTATACTAAATGAATACCTTTTTTATGATCGGATGATTCTATATGTCCTACCGTTGCTTTTTCATCTGAGTATAGTTGTAATGAGTAACTATAATCTTTCGGTAGGATTTTTCTATTGACACATTTGTCAATACTGTTCATAATCTTCAGTAGCGTTTCATAATCTGTTGATGTAATTCTCAGCTCTAAAGTTTTTTCAGTTTTACTCATAACAAATAGTTAAGTTTCTTTTATGAAAATGAATTTTGGATAACTGCCGTAAATATATTTTATGACGTTTCCAAACCATATCTTGAAATCTTGAATTTCAGGTTTTGTAAATAGATATTCAAACCCTGAACCTTTACGTTCTATTCTGGTAAGTTTACCAGAACCTGGATATTCACTTAAATATAGTTTCAACGTTACTTCGGATTTTCCTTTACTGTATATCTCTAAAAGTTTTCCTGTTTCATTTACTATTTCCAAATCTTTTTTATCTCCTGAATAATCTGATAAATCTATAAACCATTTATTACTCTGTGTGTCTTTATAAAATCTAAATTTCTTCATCATCTATATTTAAGATTTCAATAGTTACGTTAGCCAATCCTTGTTTAAAAAATCCTAATCGTTTAGCAGCTTCTTTACTGACATCTATAATTCTACCTTTAATAAAAGGTCCTCTATCATTAATGATAACATTTACAGAATCCCCTGTATCATCATTAATGACTCGGACTTCTGTACCAAAAGGAAGTGTCCGATGAGCTGCTGTAAATTTGTTTTGTCTAAATATTTCTCCAGAAGCAGTTTTTCTTCCTTCGAACTTATCCGAATAGTAACTTGCTATTCCTTTTTGTTTTATAGGAACTAGCATACATAAACCGAATAATAATGCATATACTATCTGATTCATGCGGAAACAATCGGAATCGAACCGATGAAGATATCTTACAAGACATCTTCTCTCCCCCAATGAGTATGCTTCCATAAAAAAACCTCCCTAAGACTAAGGAGGTTTAGGTTGAGAAATTACAAAAACATATGAGACACATGACAAGAAAGGTAATAACAAATCAATGTTCATCATATGTCCGATCTTTAGAGTCGAAATGTTAAACACCAAACAGGAGATTAACATCGAACTGGAAATGCTATTTCCAGTGATGTCATGCATTATATAAATTTATAATCTATACTACTTGTAGTAGTAATTACCACCACCTATAGTTATAGTATTTGACTCATCCTTATCGGTAGACATGTCAGATGATGATGTCAAAGAATAAACTTTCTGATGTTTGTCGTTACTTATTTCTTTTACTTGAAAAGTTGTAACCGGAAACTCAAAGAGTCTCCTTAAAAGTTTATCTTTTAAATCATCACTGTCTTTGTCAATAATGACTTTAATGCAAGGAACGTTGGATTCATCAACGTCTAGTAAAATTCTGCTTTTCATAGGTATATCATTTTTAAATCTTCAGTAAGGGGTTTCCTTATCTGGATATAATAATATACAAAATATTACTGTAATTATGAAATAATACCACGGAACATTTATGAACGGAATGTTATTAAATAAAATAACATTGATAATCAGATAATTATGAACTGTTACATTCACAATATCACATAAAAAAAAATCCAGTAGAAACTGGATTTAAGAAAACATAAACTGTTTAATATGTTGAGGGTCAGGAGTAAAATCATCCAAAACCCATTCAAATAATCCTATTTTTCCTTTATACTCAATAACTCTACCTTTATTTTTCTGTCTTGTGATTTTACAAGCTCTATCTAAATTATTGAGTACAGTATTTCTCATTACTGTAAGTTTACTTCTATTCCCTCCAACAGATTCTAAAATAGAACTGTTCTCTTTTAGAAGTGTATCAAAAATTTCATCTTTACTTAAAAACCTATCTTCTCTTCTAAGTAAATCCTCAATCATATCCAACCACCGAAACTTCCTTTGTTGTTTCGGTTTTTTATCGTTAAAAGAAGTAGTTCTTAAAATCCTTAACTCTTTATTAGACTTATCATTATTTTTAAACCTACTGAGAGCTTCTAAGAGAAGTTTATTATCATCTAACTCTTTCTGTAATTTATCAGTCTCTTCTTTTAACATTGTATATAACTCCTCAGCTTCCTTTAAAGGAGTTAACTTTTCATTTAACTGATTCATTAACTCAGTTATCTCAGCTTCAATATTTGAAATCAGTTTAGCAGTCTGAGACTCATTTAAAGTTAATGCATAAAAATCTTTTGAAACCTTCATAACGAACTTATCTTTTAACGTTCAGTACAGGACGCAAGATAAGCCAAATATTATAATAACAGATATAAAATCTATCTGAAACTATAATATTCAGGTTTCATATTAAATAAACTGTTAATAACTTTACTGAATGGATATAACATGGGTTATTAACAGCTTTCAGCTGTTTTATGGTTTATCCGGAATTTCTTTACCGGGACCTCCTATCTGCTCACCCTTTTACACACAACCGTGTAAAAAGTTTTACAGTAGTTAAGACCGTTTGGAGACATTTCCCTCGGTAGACGTTAGGTAAGTCGGGAGTCTATATTTATTTATTTTACCACTCCACGGTTCATCTCATTTACGTGTAAAAACACCTCTACGAGACTATTACCTTTACTTAATTCTTATGTTTATTGATGACCCTTCTAAGGTAGACTGAGTCTACCTCACCCCTCACCATTTGACTCAGGTGAGAAGGATACCTTGTACCATGTTTTACTGTCCCCACCGCACCGTGTACGAGTAACCGGAGTCACCTCTTCAAACCCGTATCGGGAACTTCCCCCTCACTTAGTGACGGGAGGGAACAACTCCAAAGATCTAGTAGGAAGATATTTATACCCCCTATTCAGAGTATATAATAATATACCCCCTACTACTAATATAAAATATTTTTCTGTAATAAGAAAATATAATCCTAGTCATGTTTATAAATCAGTCCATTATAGAGCTATACGGATTCTGGGTTATTTTGAATGGGTCTGTTGGATTTGAAGGAATGGGTTATTTCGGAGGAATGTGTTGGAGGGTGTGGTGGGGTCCCCCAAACGAATACCCCACCTCACTACTGGGGGAATGGACCCCCTGTTATCATTATTAATTAACTTCTAAAAACTTAAAGTATGAACACATTCAAACTTCTTCAGGAAGTAGCAGCTAAAGCTGCTGCTCAGAAATTCGGTCAGTTAACGTTAGACCCTGCCACATTACAGGTTATTCCCTACAGAAGTAATACAAAATATCGGATGGTAGGGTCCGATGGTAAAGTGTACAGCTTCTGGTTGAGTCACATCGAAGAAATCTTCGATGAACTGGAAGACGGTAAACTGGCAGTAAAACCATCTGCTAACATCTTAGCGGATGGAACCATCATTAAAGCATCCGATAATCTGCCATCGGATGATGATTGGATTACTGTATCGTAATCCAATCAGAAAGAGAGAGGTGAACCTCTCTCTTTTTTTCAAATAAAAGAATAAAAGATTTAGTAATTCCATAAAAAGTCCCATAAAGATGAGAAAAATACTATTAAAAACATTAACATATATACCATATATAGTATATGTGTCAGTAGTATTTCTGATACTATTAACATATATATTGATAAGTGTTAACCATTATTTATAAAATAAAATTAAAATTGAATATTATGGAAAGAGTTATCAATCTGAGAATTAACAATATGAGTAACTTCTTTAGAATTAGAAGTTACCTGATGAGTAAGTACGTAGTGTACTCTGCTCATTTAAAACACGGAATAGCATCATTCCGTGTAAAGTATTAAAATGTCTGTTAAAATATTAACAGAAGATTAACAGAACTCTAAAACATCAACATATTAATACACGACCGTTCCTCTCAGAAGACAGATAATTTCTATTATCTGTTAGCTTAGTTACTTAAACAGGTAGTGTCTACTACCTGTTTTTTTATCATTATATATGTTATATATGTTACATATTTTTATAATGTATATATATACATGTTGTTTTTTGAGAATGTGTAAGTGGTTGAGAATGAGGTAATTACCCACCCACCCCTTCTTCCATCTTCATCCATTCCCAAAAAATCGACACAAAACTAAGAGGATGGTCAATAAATAGCTAAATATGATACTATTATACATTTCAATGGTTCTTTCATCAGTGTATATCATCTGTAAAGAACCTACAAATAAAAATAATAAATACAGTATTAAATGGATACTGTGTCTATTATTGTTTGTAATAACGTATTTAATCAAATTAACCATATACTGATTAAACAGTTCGTTGAAGTGGTAAAAAAATCCGCTGTTGTTTCACTTCGATGAACGTAGTAATAAAAAAAAACGACAGCGGTGAAAGATATGGAAATAAAATTAAAAAACATGGATCAACTCTACTCTACTCTAAAGAGTCTGAGTGGAGAACTTGACGTAGCGGGTTATGATGCTCGTTACGATGGGTATGTGTTCAACGGAGCCGACACTCTATTGGACTGGTTCTTCAAAAATATTACCTTGTTAAAAGCAGGTGTAAAAGACCTGCTTGTTTCGTTTCCGTGTGCTATTGGAAACTATCACATCAGTAGAGATTATCTATTCATCTCTACTGAAAAAACCACACTAGGTCTACTAGTTGTGGTTCGAGTAGATCACGGTTTCTACTATAATGGTGGCCGTGACTACTCAAGTGATAGAGTGAAAAAAGAAATCGTGTTTCTACTAAAACACGATTAAATATTAAATTTCCCGAAATCTACGGAAAGTAGGGAAACTTTTTTTCATTTAACAGGTGAACAACACTACCTATATTAAATATTAAAGTGTGTTGTAAAACAAAATGTCATTGTTATGTTAGAGTTCGAACATGGATTCATAGCACAAATTTGTGGAAGATCTATACAGCCTGAAGATGTAAAAGCTGTACTTGATCTTGTAAAACCATATTTATCAGATGAGCAAATATTTGAAATAAATAAAAATGCTCAAGAAATATTTGATGATATGTGTCAAACAGTGTTAAATAATCCAGAAGATTTTGGATTAATTTAAAACTAATAGTTGTGGGTAATCTATAAACCCTCATTTTTTTTATTTATTTAAAACCCAACTGGTATAATATGAAAAATATTTTCAAAGTAGTACTATCTACTATAGGAATAATAGTAATTTATCATTTTACTATACTATTTCTACTCTCTTTATGGAGTGTTAAATTAATTTACAAAATTAATTTTGCTGAAATAAATGGAGGAGCAGTAATTATTTACTTTTTATTTCTATTATTTTCAATAATAGGAGGTCAAATATATTTAAGTGAAAACACTGATTTTTATGATTTTGATAATCATAAATAAATTATTAAGTAACTAATAATAATTATTTGATATGGAAAAATATATTTTAGTATGTTGGCCTGAAAGCCAAATACTAATGGAACAAGAATGGTTCGATGAATGTATTTTAATGAATGATGAAAATCATTTAGAAGAAATCGGGTCATCTGCATACTTTGTACCCGAAAATAGACATAATGAATTACGATTAAATTCATTGAAAAATATAGTAGTAGTATCAAGCAGTTGGGAAAAAGTTGAAATAGGTTATGTCTCAACTTTTGTCAAATTAGATAGAACTACCAATGAAGTACTTTCTGTAAAATATCATTGGAATAAAGAATATGGTGGTACTGACAACCCTAAAATCTTTAGATCATTTGAAAGTTTAAATGCTTTTATTAATGAAATAATAGATGCTAAAAATGAGTCAGAACTAAATACATTAGAGTCCCAGACTGATGAAGGATCTTAAATACAATAACTAACCTTTAAAAAACAAACAATGAATCCTTTAAAAAAAATTAGTTCTTTATCCAGTAGCAATCACAGCTATTATAATGCTAGTTACTTTATGTAACTGGTTATTGACAGCTTTTTTTGCTATGGTATTTAATACAACAATGAATAATGTGGTTAAGAGTCCAATTATCCTATTATATACAGGAAGTGTAGTAGCCATATTATACCTAAGTGTATCAGCTTGTCGATATGTCGATAAAAAACTTTAAAATAGCATAGGTAATCCAATGCACTGAATGGTAGTTACAATGTAATTTAATAAATAGGTAAAACATCAACTCAAGTGTTCTATTTATCATTGTAATGATTTGAGTTAAAACCTCTTGTAATGTAAATGCTTAAAGCAGCCTAAAACTAATTAGGTATTAAATGTTAATCTTCTCATGCAATTTAGTTGTAGCTCAAGAAGTACATTACAAGTTTTATAGTGGAAAACAATCTGATGATGACTATTAGTAATTAAGTAACAGGATACATTCTTAGTTCTTAGATAACTAAGAATTAATGTGAAACTAATAGTGACTTAAACCACTTTAAATAAAAGTTGAAACCTCTTATTACTATAGACCTATGGGAATGTAGTTGTAAGTTTCATAGTGAGAAAATCCTATGAGTTAAAAGGTTATTGTTAAACCAAAACTTTAGAATCAGCTAATAAAAAAGCTGATGAAATAACTAAAGAATATGAAAACGCAAAACATAATGGTTGGTTTGATAAATATGGAAATCCATTATGTAAATATCAATCAAAAGCTACAGTTTCAGAAATAACTGTATTGGATTAATTATTAAGAACACCAGTTTCTTTGATATTGTCTTAATCTTCTAACATTGTATTTATCAATGCTCTGGATGTAGTAAGTGATATCAGTTAATGCGGGATAGACCTTATACCCTCTTATCCCAGACAATTAACTCCTTATCAAAGTTTTAGGTGTTCTTTTTTTTGTTAATATTTTATTATTTGTTTACATAAAATAAAAATACTATGACTATAGCAGAACAACTCAAAATTAAAGAGTTTCCATTCGAAATTAAGGATTCCAATGGAAATCTAATTTATTATGAAACATCAAATGGATTTTGGTATAGATGTGAATATGATTCAAAAGGTAACGAAATTTATTACATAGATTCTAATGGATATTGGGCAAAGAACGAATACAATTCCATGGGTAACCTAATTTATTATAAAAATTCAACTGGATATTGGGTAAAACGTGAATACGATTCAAAAGGTAATCTAATTTACCTTGAAAATTCAACTGTCGTAATCCTAGACAAACGTCCCAAAAGTCCTAAAACCGAACTAACCTTAGATGAAATTGCACAAAAGTTCGGTATTCCAGTTAATCAACTAAAAATTAAAAAATAAAAAATATTATGACAATTGCTCAACAGTTAAAAATTAAAGAGTTTCCATTTGAAATTAGAGATTCGAATGGTAATCGAATTTACTTTGAAAATTCTGACGGATCTTGGTATAAACGTGAGTATGATTCTAATGGTAATCTAATTTACCACGAGAATTCTGAGGGATATTGGATGAAACGTGAATATGATTCTGAGGATGATCTGATTTATTTTGAAGATTTAACTGGCGTCAAGATCATAAAGAAATGTCCCAAAACAGAAGTAGATGAAAAAACCACTACTAATGGCTGGGTGTCTGTAACAGAAGCCCTTCCAAAACCACTACAAACTGTTTGGCTTACAAATGGAAAAGGGTGGGCATGTTTAGGATGCCGTGTCGAAAATAATGAAGGGTGGCATTGGGCAGAAAGCAACGGGATTATTTATGTTGAAAATGGTGAAATAGTGTCAGAGTGTGAAAGTGAAGACTTGGATGTTAAATTTTGGCACGAACTTCCTAAGCTACCTTATCTCTAACGACGATTTCGAGATTAATTTAACTGTGAATTAAAAAAAATAAATATACAAAAGACATGAAAAAAGTTTTATTGATACTCATTATT